GGAGGAGACCGGCTTTCGCTTGATCCGCGACCGCCACCAGCTGTCACAGCTTGGATGGAGTGTGGCGGAGACCGGCTTTCGCTTGATCCGTAACCCCCAATGACATAACATGATACGCGAGTGGGGGGTGGTGGAGACCGGTGTTCGGTTGATCCGAGACCGCCACTACCGCGACCACCACGGTTAGTATTTTTTTGCATCAAATAATGAAGAGTATCAAAATATCAATTATTTTGGTTAAATTAACCATCAATTTTTAATTTTATATTGGAAGAGCTGATTAGTATTTCTTCATATCGGCATTTAAAATACACACCGCTCTAAATAGGAAACAAATTCTCAAATTCCATAAATTTTTATAACATTTTGGAAAACCAAAACTGAAAAATCCTGTCATTACAACAAGTTTTGTATTTTTTCCAATTTTGCTCTCAAAATTAGAAGGTCCGAGAAATCAAGACTTCCTTCAACCGGATTCTGACTCTCCAGTTTCGCAATTCTCTTCTCCAAATTTGCGATTGTGGTTGGCGTCTTTTGAGATTTCTTCGAGATTCCTCCAACTCCAACAGTTGAAGAAGTCGATGGTCCAGATGAGAAACCAGATGGAATTTCAACACGGAAGACACGTCCCTTTCTGATTTCCAATCGTCCTTTATCCCGATTGAGTTGACCGGTTGTTGATGAGCTGTCTGAAGCAGGAACAAAATCAACATTTTCAGTAAAAGGGTTTCCACTTCCAACTTGCGGTTGAGTATCAAAAAGAGAACAAACCGGATTTCGTCCAAATTGTGGCTGAGGGTTGAAAAAAGAACTATTTGCGGATCCTCCAAACATTTGATTGAAACCACTCATAGGTCCTTCTCCAAAATTCCAAGGACTGTGTCTAAATGGAGAATAATGAACCGGACCTTGAACAGGCGCTTGCTCTCTTTCAACAGATTGAAAACTGGAACCAAATGGAGTCGACAATTCTCCTCTTTCAAAATTTTCAAAAGGAGACTGTGAATGTCCAATTGAGATTCTCAAATCGCTTGAAGGAGTGTTCTCCCTTGTAGGACAACGAATTTTGAAATTATTGTATCCTTTTGATACAGAAATCCAGACTGTTTTCTCAAACGTCGGACTTGATGGATTCGCGGTCATTGACAAAAATGGACTTCCATTTTGACTAAAACAAATAATGAAAATGTCAAAGAAACCAAAAAACTCTATTTTTTGGTTGTCTGTCATTGCTTTGAAAAAAGCAAGAATTTCTTCTCCTCTTTGATTCCTCGTCCAAAATGTTGGATTTTTAAGATTCACAAAAAAACATTTGTTTTCTTTGTTAAACTTCATATATTCAACAATTCGCTTAATTGCGTTATTGATAAATGAAAAGTGTTTAAATTCAAAAAATGTCATTGTTTTTTATAACATAAAAATAATCATTATTTACCATCGATTTTTTTAGACATCAACAATTTCCTTCGAAACTTTCATGACATCTTTCTCTTGTTTTTTCGTATGTGTATCCAATTTCTTTTTATTTCTTGCGACAACAGCTCGAATAGCATCGACCGATATCAGTGGAAGTTTCGGTTCAATCGAATAAAGCATAAACTTCTCCCAAGCAACCCACTCAAATGTGGTTGGGTAATACATTTCCAGTTCCTTGCTTTTCATCTCAGTCTCCAAGCACTTCGGTAAAATACTCGCGGACCCCTTTGGTAATACCATCATTAATTGTTCAAAAGGATGAAATGGCGTCCCCTGTTCGAGAACAATTCCATTAATATCCTTAATTTTCTTCAAGTAGGCATTCAAATCAGTCGCAAATGGGCAGTAATGGTATGGATTATACCAATTCCAGCACACTTCTCCATCGAAGTAATAGCGCACTACGAATACCAGTCCATCAAAGTAATTCTTACAAATTTCTCCAATATCCGGCGCATCCAATAGAACATCATAATATTTCTTTTTCCAGTCCTTTTGCGTATAATCCATCACGGAAGAACAGTCCTTGAATAATGGATTGAATGGAACGCGGTCCCATTTCCATTTATCCTCCGCGTAATGGTCATCGAAGTTCGGGGGCTTTGGGGTGCGTTTTCTTTTCTGTAAGAAAAGCAAATTCGATTCCTCGCTTCGCGCAAGAGCCTCGAATATTTCAGCCAAAAACCGATGATTTATCACGGTTTTTCCGGCCCCATCTTTTAATAAGAGGTGGTCCTTTATTTTCGCGAAACATCGGGAATAGACCCCAATCATAAAATCGACGCCGTTGTTTTGAATACTGAGCGACGGGATATGATGTAGAAAATCGTTCCCAAGGAAGAATCCTAGAAATACGTAGTCCGATATTAGGTTATCCGCATTATACGTAATCCCCGCAAGACCCGCGCTCATTTCCTTCTGAATTAGTCCGCTCAATTTTTCAATATTCACGAACAAAAATTCGGGACCCGATTTGTTTTCTCGTATATGGGCGTTCTCCCTAATTAACATAACTCCGCGCCTCTTTAATGAAAGCGCTAACATAATTAAATCGGCGTCCATACCATAAATACATATGGACTCCTTTGGGGGAATATTCATCGCGCGAATGTGTCCCATTATCTTGTGTTCTCCTTCTCCGGAAACATTCGCGTCATTTAAGAAAACGACCTGCTTACCGAAATAATTCGATTTTATCGCGGTTTGAATTGCGTCCGAGAGCGCGTTCATAAAAAGCGTTCCCGGAGTTATTTGATTCGTATCCAGCAACTCCTCTTTGAAAACGCCGTATTTCTTCTTTATATCATTTTCCCATTCTTTCATGATGGGGCCTTTGTATCTGCGAAGGCGCTGTTGGTGCATTTTTGCCATAGGGACCGGCCCATCCATAAAAAAACCGACGGTTTTTGATGGATTCGCCGTATTTATTACGTGTTTCGTATAACGTATAACATCGTAAATAAGATGATTCTGACGTTCATGTAATGATTTTTTGATTAGCACGTCATAATTTAGACGTGCGTAGCATTGATAAACGATTCCATTGAAATCGAAAAATAGATGGTCCGGATTTTCAAAATGACATATGATGTCTTCGTTATATTTCCGAGTTAACCAATTAAAAAACTGTGGGATTCCCATTGTGTATAATAAGTGAGTATTATTTATACTGTTATTATTCAATTTTTTATTTATATAAAGTTTGTCTAATTTTCTTGTATTATCAAAAATATATTATATATATAATATAAAATGAAAGATTATGAGTCTTTGACATGTTTAGAAATAAAACAAATTCTTAAAAAACATAAGGTTTGTGGATATTCAACATTATGCAAACAAGAATTAGTGAAATTAGCAAAGAAAACATTAAATAATAAAAAAATAAAAAAAGGTGGAAATCCAAACGGAAATGATGCGAAAGCGTCTCAAAGAAATAATGAAAGACGTGAAACAGAAGAAAGAATTGAAGAAAATTATAAGAACGCAAAACGTGAGCTTAATTCATTTTTAAAAGAGAAATTAACTCCATATCAGGCATCAATGATTACTATCAATATAAGTGAAATTACTAAAAGATGTTTAAAAAAAAATGGTGAAAATAATATAAACAAAATACAAGGTGAGAATCTTCAAACTAGTATAGCTGATCTTAGAGCTGAACTCTTAAAAGAACAAAATAATGTTAATGTTTCCGAATTAATGAATAATATTACAGTAAAGATTCGAAATCTAATGGTTAATTATGGAATATATTGTATGATGAAGTTGCGAAAAGAACAAGAACAAAAAACAAATAACTAATTATAAATAATATATAATATATATTATTTTACCAATTTATTTAGAAATTTTTCTCTAAATACTGAATTTATAATTATGACAACAACAATATTTGTATTATCAATTGGGATTTTTGAGAAAAGAACTACGAATATAAAAAATTATTCAATAAAAGATTACTTTTTAGCGATTTTTAACAAAAATAATATCTAACATAAAAACATGCCTTTTTACAGAAAATTAACTGAATATTGTTCAAAAAAGATTTTTAATCCTGATTTTCCAATAATTGAAATAAATAGAAATACTCCGAAATCAACAATATCTGATTTTCTAAAAATACATTCAGATGTAATAATAAAAGTTGATGAATTTGTTAAGCGTCGTGGTAAGAATGGTTTAGTTAAAAAAACAAATGACCTTGATATAATAATAAAATTCATGGATGAACATCGAAATTATTCACATTTTATTCTTGAAAAAACATTTGATATAATTGAAGAAAAATACTTTTGTATCCAGTATCATAATAATAAGAAGCGTTATATTTTTAATGATAACGGTGGAATAAATTGTGATGACCCATACAAAAATGCGACTATAACTGACAATATTAAAGATTATGAAGAAACAAGTGTTATTTACCAATTAGATGTAATGTTCGATTCATTATATTGTAAGAGTCTCGAAGTTAACCCCCTTATATTAACTGACGCCGGATTTTTACCTATCGATTTCGCAGTTGAATTTGATGGATGTGGGCTCTCTTTTTGGAAAGCGGAGCATCGTTTATATTATGACGCTTCCCATAAAGAGGAAAGTGCGAATGTGGAAGTTGAAAAAAAAGTTATGGAATTAGATGAAGCCTCAAATGCGAGTCTAAAATTGAAAATCATTAATCCATCTGGAAAAATTGCGACGCTCGTCGCTGGTGGAGGCGCTTCCGTTTTATACACTGACGCAATCGTCAACGCAGGATACGCGAATGAGCTATATAATTATGGTGAATATAGTGGTAATCCAACTGAGGATGAGTTGTATCAATATTGTTCATTATTTTTTGAAAATTGGTTCGACGGAATTAAAGAAGGAAGTTCCCCCATCCTATTTATCGGTGGTGGAATATCAAATTTTACGGATGTTGCGAAAACATTTAAAGGAATCATACGCGCGATTAAGAAGTTTTCCGCGCAATTTCAGACTCAGAATGCGGTCGTTTGGGTAAGGCGCGGGGGCGTCGGTGAAAAGGAGGGTTTGCGCTTGCTCAAAGATACCCTTTTGTCCCTATCAATTGATAATCACATCTACGGAAGTGAGATACCAATCACTGAAATCGTATCGATGGCACTTTCTATGAACAATGTTCAACTTCCGGAATATACTATCGAAGATGTATCATTGACCGATTTTCCAAGGGAAATATCACTGTGGAATGATTATATTATTTTTATTGGTCATAATTCAACAATTATACAGCGTATTCTTGATTACGATTATTATATTGGAAAAGAGAAGTCTTCTATATTAGGTGTCTACGACCCCTACACTAAAAAAGATACTTACAAAAACTACTTTTGGGGCCGACAAAAAATAAAAATCATAATTACATCAAATATAAAAACAATTCAGATTCCAGTTGGGTCAACTGTATCTGTATATAATTATCTATCTATAAGAAGTTGCGTCCAATCCACGAAGAAGTTCGCTGATATCCCAGAGGTTCGAATGTTCTATATTATTGCGGAGGGACTACCAGAATCTACCACAATCGAATTAGCTGAATATTTACATTCCCGTGGAAAAACACTACTGGGCCCTTCATCAGTCGGAGCCATAAAATCAGGAATAAACGGCCAACGCGTCGGAAGTGTCGGTGGTCTCATTGATAATATTCAACGCTGTAATTTAGCAACGGAGGGATACGTCGCAATTATAACAAAGTCCGGTGGTTTGCTGAATGAGATGATTAATTACGTTGAAAGGCTAGGCCTCATCGTTGGAGAAGCGGTTTCAATCGGTGGGGACCGTTATCACGGCGTCCGTTTCATTGATTTGGTCAAGTATTATATGTCCAATGATAAAATTCGGGTCATTATTATGGTAGGAGAGTCCGGTGGTATTGAAGAATTGGAGGCGACACAGATCGTTAAAAAGAAGCCTATTATTGCTTGGTGTAGTGGAACGAGCAACGACAAATTTGAGAAAAAAATAGAGTTTGGTCATGCGGGGTCATCATCGCTATCCGTATATGAAGATGCTTCCTATAAAAATTACTATATGAGAAAGCGAGGTTTCATTGTTCCTGCGACATTCGAAGAAATTGGCAAACACATCCAAGAGTTTAAGCATAACATCCAAAAAACAGATGGTCGTAATGTTCCAGTTGATTTATCAGAGGCAATCTCGAATGGTCTCGTTCGGAACGTCCCCAATTTTAGCTCTGGGATAACTGATGAACGCAATGACCTAAAATATCGGAATGAACCAATTGATCAAATCGTGGAGAAAGATAACTCGCTAGGATATACAATCGGCCTTATTTGGTTAAATATACGCCTAGATGGATGGGCATCTAAATTTATTGAAAAAATATTAGTGATTATGGCGGACCATGGCCCTGCCGTAAGTGGGGCACAGACTTCCATAATAACCGCCCGCGCCGGAAAAAACATAACCGAATCAATCGCATCGGGAATTCTCACAATTGGCCCCCGATTCGGTGGCGCGATTGAGGACGCCGGAAAAGACTTCTATGAAGCCTATAAATCCAATGAGAAACCTGCGGATTTTGTTGAAAGAATGAAAACAACCGGTAAATATATTATGGGAATCGGTCATCGTATAAAATCGAAGTTCAATCCAGACCGGCGCGTTGAAGTTGTTAAAGAATATGTGGCGTCATCTTTCCCAGAATGGAATGTGCTTCGATACGCAATCGAAGTTGAGAAAATAACATTAGAAAAGAAATCAAATCTAATATTGAATGTTGATGGCGCAATTGGGGCCTGTTTAATCGATTTATTATTACATTATAAAGTTGATATATCGAAAGTCCACGTCCTGAATGGATTCTTTATTTTAGCAAGAACTATCGGATTCATTGGTCATTATCAGGAGCAAAAATTACAGAATAATGGGCTGTATCGAGCAAATGAGTGGGATTATGATTTTTTAGACATATAATAGAATCCGACTACACTAGCAGACCCTAATAAAAATCCATATTTAATTATTTTTTTAATGAAATCTCTTTTTTTATCTCTTTCCTGAATAACTGAAAGATTGAAGTTTGATAAAGTTTTATTTGCTCTTTCTGAGCAGTTCAGTTGATTTACAAGAATAACATTTGTTTTGTAAATTGTATCATATTTTTGTTGTTCTTTACATAATTCAGATTCTAATTCTTCTTTTTTACCACGATATTCAAGTGTATTTTTTATAATTTGATGTAATACATCTTTTTGTTCAGATGAATGATATTCCATAAATTTATCTACATATTTTGTAATTTCAAATTCAATATCATCACTATTTAATGAAAAATTACAAAGTTTTTCAAATTCTTCTAATCCATTTGACATAATTAATTATGAATATTATTTTATACAACAAAATACGCAAAAAAGTAATATAAAAAGAATATATAATATATAATTATGAGTGATACAGAAGATTATGTTGTAATTGAAAATCCAAAAGAAGAAGTTGTTCTGAAAAAGAAGAGGAAACATTTAGAGGTTAAGCCCGATTATTTCAAAACAGAAGATGAGCGACGAACTGAAATTAAAGCATTATTGAATCAAATGGCCGAATTAGGAATTATCGCGAGTATTCCTGGAATGAAAGATTTTCTTAAACATTCTCAACTCTTTATTAAAGAGGGAGTATATTGGGAAGGAAGAATCCGGCTAACAGGAACAAATCGTGTATTATGTGGATTTTTAACTAATAGAAAAAATAAAGTATCAGATATTACTTTAAAGTATGAGAAGGAGTAATTATTTACGGCGAATCGATGGTAAATTACCAGAAAAGTTGGGGCGATTTGATTGGAATGGGGCTGTCTGTGGTTGTGTTTGGGGGGGAATTGGTTTTGACTGTTGAGGAGGTGGTGTTGGTCTTTGTATTGTAGGGGTATAAAGTTGTTGAATATTTTGGGTTGGCTGTTTTTGTCTAATTGCTATATTACTTGGAGCTAAACCAGAGCGACGCATTCCTCCACAACTACACGGCATGATATAATTATAATAATATTTTTATAATTATGAATAATGAAAAACAATCATTGGAATTTGTTTTAGAAATGAGAAAAAGATTTAACCAACCTAAATTTTTCATTGAATTTACTGAAATATTTGATAATTTTTATGATAGCGATGATACAGACCTAAATAACTTATTTTTATTTGCTGAGGAGGCTTTTAATGATAAACAACAAATTTGGTTTGTTTTATCAGTTCTTATTGCGAATTTTGGTAAAATGATTATTTTTCATTTAAAAACAAAGGATGACTCCTATATTTTTAAGAAGATTGATAATAAAAAATCTTATATTGTTAGTCCGGTGGGAATCTCGAAAAGTTTAGATGATTGTATTTTTTCATATGGATATGGTGAATATTTATATCATCTTCTCCTAAACCCATTGAATAAGAATAGTTTACCAAAGGAGGCACTACAATTAATTAGATATATGGACGCAGATATTCAAGAAGAAATACCGAATATGAATCAATTCAGAAAGTATTTTGAAGTTAAAAAAAATGTATTAAATTTTGATAAAATGAAAAAGAAGTATATTCCATTATTGAAACTTTATTTTAAAAATAATGGTTTATATATGTAATATGAACATGTTTAGTTATTTATAAAGTAAATAACTAAAACATCTAGATATAAATATCTTTGATATTTATATGAACATGTTTAGTTATTTATAAAGTAAATAACT